ATAGAAAACATAGAAGAATTTAAAGATATTGTTAGTGTTGCCTCTAAGTTTCTAGTTTGTGGAACTATAAGAGCACACCTTCCTTACTCAAAAGTAGAAGAAGTAAGACAAAGAAATAGACGATTAGGTTTAGGCTTGATGGGAGTACATGAGTGGTTACTTAAATCTGGATATAAGTATGAGATGAACAACGAGCTGAAGTCTTGGCTTAAAGTTTATAGGGATGAATCAGAGAAATCAGCCAATGAACACTGTGATAGATTCTTCTTGAGCAGACCCAAAGGATACAGAGCTATAGCTCCGACAGGTAGCATCTCAATACTGGCTGGCACAACCTCTGGTGTGGAACCAATCTATGCAGTAGCCTACAAAAGAAGATACTTACAAGAAGGAACTAAATGGAAGCATCAATTTGTAGTAGACGGTGCCGCTCAAACAATAATAAATCAAGGAATTAAACCTACAGATATAGAATCAGCTATTGATTTAGCAGCTGATCCAGAAAGGAGAATTAAATTTCAATATGAATTACAGAAGTATGTGGACCACGCTATTAGTTCTACTCTTAATCTTCCTACTTATGGCTCCGAACTAAACAATGAAGATACACTTGGTAAGTTCTCAAGTATAGTAGCTAAATATGCACACGGTCTTAGAGGTCTGACTCTATACCCAGAAGGTAGCAGAGGAGGACAACCAATAACTGCTTGTGATTATGAAGAAGCTCATTCAAAGAGAGGTGTTATATATGAGGACAATAGTGACGAGCAATGTATGACAGGGATATGTGGAATATGAAACAGAAACAAGAGTGGTGGAAGTGGCATAAATTAAATCCTCATGTATATGAACTATTTAAAAAATTTACATTTGAAGCTGTTGATAAAGGCCACACTAAATTTTCTCACTGGCTTGTGATGAACAGGATTAGATGGGAAACATCTATTGATACTGTAGGAGATGACTTTAAAATTCGTAATGATTACATAGCTTATTACGCAAGATTATTTATGCACGATTTTCCAGAGCATAACGAAATATTTTCTACAAAGAAAATGAAAGAAGATACTGTAGTAGATACCTTATGAAAAACAAAACACCAAAAGATTTACTGATTATACCTGACTGTCATGCTTCACCTGACTATGACAACAAAAGGTTCTCAGCTCTTGGTAATTTTATAGTAGAACAACAGCCTGATTTAATAGTATGTCTAGGAGACTTTGCAGATATGTCAAGCCTATCATCCTATGATAAAGGCACTAAAGGATTCGAAGGGAGGCGATATAAAAAAGACATTCGATCAGCTATAGATGCACAAGAAAAACTCTTTGCACCTATAAAAAAACTTAATGAGAATAAAAGGAAAAGAAAGGAGAAACAATATAAGCCGAAACAATACATGTGCCTCGGTAACCACGAGGATAGAATAGAAAGAGCTGTTAACTCAGCTCCAGAATTAGAAGGGGCTATCGGAATAAGTGATTTACAATATGAAAAATTTGGATGGAAGATTACACAATTCAAGAGTTGTCTTTCATTAGAGAATATTATGTTCTCTCATTACTTTACATCCGGTATAGCTGGTAGGCCTATCAGTTCAGCACACGTAGGCTTTCATTTAATATCTAAACTGCACTGCTCAGCGGTGCAAGGACATTCACACTTGTATAATCACGCAGAACAAACTAGACCAGATGGGCAGAAAATCTTTGGGTTATCTGCAGGGTGCTACTCACATCCACACTACTCTGAAAGTTGGTGTAGAGACACAGAGTATAATTGGTGGAGAGGAGTAGTTTCATTAAAAGGATTGGATGGAGAAGGTTACTATGACGAGATACATTCAACCACTCAACGTAAACTAGCGAGGAAATATTAATGAGTAAATTAAAGAAGTGTCCTTTCTGTGGTGGACTAAGTCAGTTAGGATCGTTCTTGGTAGGTTGCTTACCTTGCAAAGTAAGCTTTTTCTTTCATCCAGAAGATAAAGAAGACGTAAAGAAAGCTGTAAAAAGATGGAACGATAGATGTTTAGAACCATAATGGAAATACTAGCTTGGTACTTTTGTTACATTCTTGTCAGTGGTGCTATTGTGTACGTGTTTCTTGGGTAATTCTATGTGCGCCCCCGAAAGGGGGCGTACCTTTTTAACACATCCTCTTGGAAACGCATGAGTTCCATACCACTCATTAGCTTCATCTTTCGTACACGCAACCTTTATTGTATTCTTATCTTTATATACAAGATAACCGTAAGTATAAAATGTAGGAGGATTAACTTCATCAAGCTTCTCCCAACCAGAAGTAGCTAGCACATCTACCCACTCTACCTCTACTAGCTTAGGTTTTTTAAGCTTCACTAAAAAGTTTCTCCAATCTTTTTAAATGTTCAGCCCACTCCATCCCTTCTTTGTATTTCTTTAGCCAGTGTTCCCTGTATTGCTCTCTCAATTCCTTTCTTTTTTCTACAGCCTCAGCACTATTACCCGCATAAGCTGGCTCATTAATCATCCTTAGAAATCTTTTATTTATATTATCTAATTCTTTCTGTTTGAAGTATGCTTTCTTAAGTACATCAGCCCTTCCTAACTGCTGAACACTAACCCCGAACCAAGACAATAAAGCATTAGGCATTGTGTATCTTGGAAGACCATCCCTACCTATATTACCATCAAGAAAATTAGCAGCCATCATAGTTTTAATTAATGGCCCACCACCAGTAACTATATCACCCGCTCTATTTCTAGGCATAAGCATTGGTGGTATCATGTATGATGCCAAGTAACCCAGCATATCTTCATACCTTTGTCTAGGAGGATCAAACTCATTAAATATTGGTTGTTTAGTAAAAGGGTCTTCATTAAGTTTAAGAGCGCCAAAGATTTCCCAAGGCCCAGAAAACATACCCGTACCTGATACCATATCTCCCCACTCTTTTTTATACACATCCTTAGCTAGATTCAAGTGAGCACCCCAAGGTAAGAAGAAACTTATATCCACAGCTTCCCACTTACCCTGCTCATTCTTAGTAGGGAATACCATAGTACTAAAGGATGTCTCCATATAATCAGGCAAGAACTCCATCAATGCATCCCAATCATCTTCATCAAGATCATCATTCTGAGACAAGAACATCTCTGCAAATAGGTATGGAATAGCTGCATACTTAGCGGTAGCAAGAGGATGTTGTTTAATATTCCTCACCATCTGAGCTGCTGCTTTAATATTAAACGTAATAAAGGGAGAACCCAAAGGCATAGTTCTTAGCATTCTAATACCTTGAGAGACATTACTATAATCTAATAAGGCTTCGTTAGCTAGCTTAGCTGCTTCTGCTTCACCCTTCCCATGATTTTCCATGAGGTCAATCATCTTAGCAACCTTAAATAATACCTCACTCTTTTGATAAGCGCGACCACCTACATCAAGATACTTATCAAAGAATATACTAAGTCTAGCCCACATCCCATCAAAAGACTTACCTTTAGCTTTTACTGTAGCTAATTCCCTATCTATTCTAACCAATTCCTCAGATGCAAATGTAGTACTTTCCAACCCATACTTTCTAGCAAGCTGCATATACTTTCCATTATGAGACACATCATACACAGCCTGACTTACCACACTTGGAATCCTAAGAAAATTAGTACCAGATACATTCATTAATATAGTATTAGATATAATATTTCTAATCTGAGTTGGTATATTCATTGGCACCTTGGTGTATTTGAATACCTTCTGCGCTCTACCACTCCACTTAAGAAGGCCACCCCACGCTGGATTACCCGCTATACCAAGCCCATTTATATCTGTCCAGATATCTTTCATTACATAAAGACCACGCATTGCACCAAACCTTGGAGAGTCTGGCACCTTCCTATACTTACTTGTATCTACCCCTCTTAAGCCAGTACTAGTAGCCTCTGCTTGGCTTCTCATCTCAGCAGCCAACGCTCTCATCTTCTTAGCTTTTTCTGGGTCTGCAATCCCTTTAGTTTTAGCAAATTTACTCTTTGCTTCTTCTAATATGCTGGCGCGAAAATCAATTTCTGCTGACAAATCTAAGAAGTAATCAGCAGTGCCCTTCATCTTCTTGAATGTCATGATCTGACCAGGAAGAACCCAGTTATTATTTCCTGGATCACTAGCAATATAATCAAGGTAGCTTTTTATAGCCATGTCACTACCAGCCATTGATACATACCTTGAAGAAAGAAAGGCTGGATCGTCTATGCGACCAGACACCAAGTCTTTCATGAACTTCTCATGTTCTTTTCTTGTTTTAGTATAAGTAAGTGGAGACATTCTAAAACCAAAGCCAGCCTTATCGGTACCCCCAAGAACATGCTCTAAGTATACCCTAGGTAAATACTGTTCCTTCCACTCGCTGTATTGCTCGTTACTTATAAATCCCTCATCAACTAAATTCTGTCCCATGTTAGCAATAAGTTCTTTAGTCTTTACGACCCTCTCCCTTAAGCTCTCTGTTTTAGTTACATCCTTATCTCCTGGTGTTCTTCCCCTAAGTATAGTCTGCCTCTCAGCAAATTCAACCTTCCTATCAGAAAGCATTTTAGGATCAGCGTCGCGTGTAGTAAAGTATTTAAAGATAGCCTTTCTTTCTGCGGTATTAGCATTATTTAAGATATCAAATATAACCCTACCTGTATTGGCCCACTCTCCTATCCTACCTTTAGCTAACATCCTCTCAGTCTCAAGCATATCATACCCAGGTATTGTCATAAGTGGTTCAACACGTTTTTGAATCCAATCAGAAACAGACTTAGCCTTAAAGTTTCCAAGCCTACTAAGGGCTACTTCTTTAAATGCTTCCCTTTCAACCATTCTGGATTCCTGTATGTTTGAACTAGTGGTAGCAGATATACCTTTCTTCGTAGAGAATATACTAACCCCCGAATCATAAGCTAGGTCATCAATAGATTTAAATTGATTATCACTAAGCAAGATATAGCTTGTGCTTCCAACATCTTCTGCATCATTAACATATTCTATAGAATCATAGCCTTCTGAAATTAAAAGCTCTCTAAGTTTTTTCTCAAAGTCTTTCGGTTCAGCAACATCTTGTGCTTTTGATATTCCCCACTCCTCTCCCAATGTCTTCCCACTTTGCTGAACCCAGCTTAGT